GCAATGCCGTGCAATGTACGGGAAAAGGCCGCTCAAGGTCGGAGGAAAAATACAGCATCATGTGTGAGGTATTTACATGAGAAAGAACGGCGCAATGTTCATCTGCAACCGCTGCCGCAAGCAGGTATTTGCAGAGCGGCTCGACGACGGAAAGTATGACAGCAAACCGCTGGACGGATGGGCACTTGATTGCGAAAGAATCTGTGGCGTTGGCGATCTGTGCCCGGACTGCTTCAAAGCGTACCGGGAGGCAATGGATGGATTCTGGAATGGTGGAAAACATGGGACCTGAAAAAATTTGCTGTAACTGCCGCTGGCATGAGGAGTATACCTGGGTCTGCTTCAATGGCTTGTCGCTGAACTGCACCGATGTCACCGACGTTGAGGACAGCTGCGAACACTGGGAAAAGCGGACGGACGAAAACGGCATTGAAGACTACGAGGTAAACTGAAATGACAACCAAGAGAATGAAAAAGCTCCTGATGGGCATGGGGCTGTCCCGGAACCAGGCAACCCGGATGATTCAGGAACAGCGCACCGAAGGATCGAAGGACGTGAGCAACGCTCTTTACTTTCACGTCTTCCAAAAGGACTTCAATCTGATCGTGTCCAGCTGCGGCGGCGAGGTGCTGCCCTATCTCAACAGCTTCATTTTGAAGTGACTACAGGCTGAAGTTGTTTCCAGAGAACAAGCAAGCCCGTCGTAAAATTGCCGCCCTGACGAGGCGGCAAGGGGCTTGTATACCGAGGATAAACTAAGGGACACGGGAGCAGCGGCTTGCTTAAAGTTTGCTTAAAGTTTGCTTAGAGCTTGATTAGAAGCAGCCGTTCCCGTGACGGGGGTACAGGGGGAACCCCCTGTATTGTCTCCCCGCGGCAGAAAGGCGTAACGGACAGCAGGGCTTGCCGGAGCGGGGGCGGGGGCAAGCATAGAAGTTCCCGGGCAGCTGGCGGTTTTGCCTTTATTCAGCAAAAGGATGTTCACGGAAAGGAGGACGTAGTGGGTATGAGCGGCGGCTTTTATGTCAGAGAACAGAAATACATCTGCGGCAAAGATTATGCCACTGCGCCCACCATGCAGGCGGAATTTTTCGAGGTCTCCGAGAAGGAGCACAAGGCCAGCACCCGGCGGAAGAAAGAACTCGCCACCAGTCTGGCGAAGGAAGCCTACAACATCCGCAAATCTGGCCGCTACCTGGTTCTGCTGGTAAATACGAACTTCCGGCCCGGTGATTTCTCGGTTACATACACCTACGACGACGATCATCACCCTGCCCCAAATGACCTTGCCCGGGCTGACCGGGATTTCTCCAATGCAATCAAGAAGCTGTACCGCCTTTGCGATAAACAGGGCATCCAGCGTCCAAAGTGGGTCGTGGTGACGGAGTATTGCACCGTGGACCCGGTGACAGGTGAAGTCTTGGGACGGCACCATCACCATGTCATTATGACGCACCCGGCGGGGCTGACCCGGGAAATGGTGGAACAGGCGTGGAATGGTCGGGGTATGGCTCGATGTGAGCCGCTGCACTTCGACCACAACAGCGTGGAAAGCCTTGCCCGGTATATCGTGAAGAACCGCAGATGCAAACGGCACTGGCGGCAGAGCCACGGCCTGCAGCCGCCCAAAATGCCCCGCCCGAACGACAACAAAATGAGCC